TTTGTGTTTCAGTCGGTTTTGACATCTCAACTTCAACGCCGCCTTTAGAAAAACCGTCTTTGTTCACAAACTTTTGAAAATTAACTTCATTTGATTGGTCTTTTTTCATTATTTACTCCTATTTTTACTCAATCCCGCTTCAGAAAGCGCAATTGCGATTGCTTGTTTACGACTCTTCACCTTCTTTTTGGATTTTCCAATAGGAAGTTCACCTTTTTTGAACTCTCTCATTACCTTTTTAACCTTTTTTTGCTTTTTTGTCATCATAATAAGTTTACTATGCCTCCATTTTTAAAAAACCCTGCTGTATCATCAGTGGCAAAACCACCTCTTTGACTATCACTTATATCTGAATCACCTCTACGACTAGCTCCAAAATCTCTATTAACACTTGGTTTATCGGCTGCTATTTTATCTGCTTTGATTCTTGCAGCTTCTAAAGCTTCAGCTTCTTTTCTTTTTAGTTCTTCTAATTGTTCTAATCTTTCTCTCATAGCATCAGGATCTTTATATTTATTTATAGCTAGATTGTTTCTAATCATATCTATTCTTTTTTGATAAGACCTTTGTAATCCATAATTTGTTGGATCTCCATATCTGCCACCTGTTAACATATTTAACAGTCCACCTGATACAGGATTATAACCAGCCATCAAACCACTTTGTATTGTACCATTTTCAATATTACCATAAAAGTTTTCTAATGCAGTTTGTCTGTAATCTCTTTCAGGTAATGCATTTAAAATTCCTACAGGTATACCAGTAGCTGCAGCAATTGCCATTTTACCTAAATCAATTCCTTTATCTTTTAAACTAGAAATTCCTTCTCTAAGTGAAGAAACTTTTTCTGTTATTGGAGTAAATAAATTTCTATCCACAACTGGTTGTGGTCTAAAGAATTGTCCGTAGTCTGCTTGTGGATTATAGACAGCAGGCAAAGATTCAACATTGATTTCTTGCATTGGTTGAGTAGGTTGATTGAACTGACTCATAAAGTCAGGTTGATTTGCAAATTGTGAAATACCAAACTGAGTATTACTTCTAGGTCTAAATTCTAAATTACCTTGTGCATTAATGAATGGTTCCATTAGTCATCCAATATGTTCATTTGTTGAATTCCAGATTTAGCTAATGATACTCCAGCTCTTAATTTAGCAAGATCTTCATTCTGCTCAAGTTTTTCATCCTGAGTATCTTTGTTCATCATTGCTTTCATTTTATCTAGATTGATCCGTTCTTCATCGTATTCTTTTTTACGTTCATTCTCCATTGCTCTTAAATCAATCTCTCTTGATTTAAGTTTCAATAATGGATCTCCATCTAACTGTGAAGTAATTTTATTTTCTTCTTCCGCAAAGTCTTTAGTTAACTCTGCAATCAGTTTTGCTTTTCTTGCTTCAATCTGTTGAGTCATCATTTGCATCTGTTGCGCGATCTGCGGATTGTTTTGCGCTTGTTGTTGCATTACTTGTATCTGTTGAATCTCATCTCTAAATTCCATTTGCACTTGTTCTTGTGCCATTAGAGAAATGTGTTCTAAAATATTTTTTTGTAATGATGCCATTACTGTTGGATTATTTCTAACCATATTCGTTTGCATAAAGTTTAAGTGAGAATCAATATGTGCTCTATGGTCTTGACCTGGAAATGCTTGAAACGGTTTAGCCGCTAAAGCGGTAATGTGTTCTACACTTGGATCCATTGGTTGCATTGGAGCAGGTGGAGGTAAAATAGCATTGACATTTTTAATACCGATCGCCTGATACATAGACCTGTACGCTTGGTACAGGTTATGTATCTGTGGGTTTGATTGAGCCAATTGGAGCTGTGTTTGGGCCAAAGAAATCCGTTGAGTTTGTGAAAAGATATTAGGATCTGCAACCGGTAAAATATCTACTCGGTCATCAAAATCCTGAACTTTAATTTGTCTAGTTGCACCTGGAACATCGTATGGATATTCAGGTGGTAAATACGTTTTAAATACTTCTGCTAATAATTTAAACTCTTGTTTTAAACCTACATATAATCTTTTGTGAATAGCGGACATCACTCTGCTTCCTCTTTCAAGTAAAGCAACCGTTGTACCAACAGCCATTCTATCATTGCCTTCACCCACTTGCATATCTGCAATAGCCGCGAACCGTTGTCCTGAGTTCACTACCACTCCTAGTAATTGCAATAATACAGCACTAGGTTCTTTAAACGGTAAAGGTAAAAATGAATCTCTTAAGTTTCCACCTGGTGCATCGACATCTCTAAACTCTCCAGGTTGTAAAGGTTGTGCATCGTCTCGTACTCGAATGCCTCTAGTTTTAAATCCAGCAGGTAAGTTTGATAATGTACCCGCATCCAATAATTGTCTTAATGCAGAAGTTGCAGTTCTACTTAATCCACCGATCATATGAATTAAACCAAAACCATAAAAACCAAGTCCTGGTAAAAATTTATAATGAACAAAATAATTTATTTTTTTCTTTAATGGATCTTCAGCTCTATAGTTTCTTCTAATAGATAAAATTTGTCGAGTCGACTCTTCAACAGTGACCACATAAGGAAGTTTAATCCCTGTTGGTTCACCTGTTGAATCGACTTCTTCGAAACCTTCCAAATCTAAATTGACGTGACACTCCAACAACGTATAGATATCATCTTGCTTTTGTTGCTTGATACCTTCTAACTCTTGTTCTTTTTGAGTGATCTCATCGGTTTTCATTTGAGGTTCTTGAAGATCAATGTCTTTATAAAATCCATTGACCTGTTGTTTTCTTAAATCGTTCTCTGAGATTTTAATTACGTGCATAATGGATTCTGCATCATCTAATGAGGTAGCTGAATACGGAACCACTAAATCATCAGCGGGAACGAACTTAGAAACAGCTCTACCTAAAAGATCGTCATAATAAACTTTCTTAAAGGTAGATCCTGAGAGGGGAAGATAGAAAAGCATTTGATCAAACTCTGGTTCATATTCTTTCATCTGATCCATTATTTGATAATTCATAAAATCTTTAACACGGTTCGCTTGATCTTGTTTCGGTTGAGTTTCATCTCCTAAGATCTGTGTTCGAACTGGCCCGTCCGCGGGCAGTAATTCTTTATACGCTTGTGCTTGAAACTGAGTTACCGCTTCAGCAAGTACAGGGTGAGTAACTCCTGATGCACCTCTAAACGGTTCTGTTCGTTTTGTATATTTAAACCCTAAAAGGTCTAATCCATTTCTGTAAGTGTCTTCCCAATCTTTTCGAGAAGATCTATAATCAGTATAGTCTGCAGTTAACTTTGATCCAAGTGGATCTAAAATATCATCGTCTAATAATTCTGCTAAGTTTGAAAAGTGATCTTGTTCACCCTCTACGTTGACCGCTGAAGGCTCGAAAGAAATCTCAGCTCCACCTTCTTCAGTTTCAATAACTTCTACTGGTGAGCCTTCTTCTTGTTCTTTTAAAATATCTTCTTCAACAGATGCTTGAACTTCTTGTTCTCCAGGAACTTCAATAGTTGATTTTACGTTAGGTAACGATTTGTCGATTTCGGCCATTTATTTTCTCCAATCTTACTACTTTAGACTTTTTTGGTTTGATTTTCAAGCCCTGTGGATTAGGCCCTGATTTTGGGGGTATAGTTTTAGTGAGTTTTGTTTTAACCATTAATAATATGTTTTTTCAGTTTGTATAATAGGTTCATCTTCATAGTCTTCTGGATGATCAATAAACCCGCCTTGTCTGAATCTCATAACAGCTTGAGTAGTACTATCCACCAAGTCATCGTGGTCGCCATACGGAAACGCTGCACATTCTTCAATCACCTCTTCAGCAAACTTTTCATCAGGTGCCCAAACTTGACCAGACTCAAATATCGGTGCAACTGAGTTTACTCTTGAATGTTTATCATTTCCTTTGCTCGGTGTAAAGGTAATTACTGGAATCCCCATTTTTCTAAGCTCATAGGTTAATGGCATTCCAGAAGCCTTTGCCTCCACTACAACTGTTTCAGGTTTCCAATATTGATATTGCTCTAAAGCTTTTCTCCTTAGTTCTGGAAACTCTAGTCGTTCTTTAACTGAATCAAGTAATATTAAATTTGGCCCACTATCTGGATCAGGATGAAATACACCCCAAGTAGTGATTGCAGAAAAGTCCGCAGTTTCTTTTT